TTCTTGGGCTGGTGCTGGTTCAGGTGCTGCCGCAGTAGGCTCAACTGGTGCAGGTTCTACATCAGCTGGGCCTGCGCTATCACCAAATTCTAATTGAGATGCAACTTCTTCATCTCTTGATGCAATATATTGTTGCACTAATGGGCGAACATCTAATTCTGAATCAACATCACGTAGTGAATTTAAAAACTCAGGATCGTCAATTAGGCCTTTTAAACTTTGGATCGCATTAATTCCCTCAGGGCCGCCTTTTAACTCCTGAGTGAATAACTGGTTTAGTTTTTTAATAGCAGCCTGTCTTGCAGTAACATTAGGGCTAAAAATCTCATCTTGGTCTTCACTAATCAAACTATCCATAAATGATTCAAACTGAGATTCTGGTGTTTGTTGTACAGGTTGAGGTTGAACTAATAACCCAGCCTTAGTCATGGCCGCATTAGTTGCTGGCCCTAATTTCATTAAAGAACCAGTTTTACCGTCTTGTATAGTAAGATAGCTAGCAGGTGTTCTAGCAATGGCGCTACCGTCGGCTCTTCTGTTAGGGAAGATGTACATATTGCTCTGCGTATCAAGAACCGCTTTTTGTTCGCTACCAAATGCGTTAACAGATGTTAGTACGAACCCGTCGCCTAAGTCCGTTTGTGCTTGAGTATTTTCGCCAAGAATGTCTTCCGGTGCTAGCTCAACAACAGGCAATTCGTCTTCGTTAACAAATTTATAAATGTATGGAAATACTGATTTTAATTCTTCGTTAAATGTGCGGATGGTTAAACGATCAATTAGGTCATTTGCAACTTCTTCTGGGATAACAACTTCTTCTCTTGCTTCAAAAGATTCAGCAAATTGTTCATAGTATGCTGGCCTTTGTAATTGTTGAATCGTCTTCTTAATTTCTTCAATACGTTCCATTACACGACTAGTAACATTAGACATTGCTTCACTTAGTTGTGATTGACGGCTAACATATCCTTTGAACTTGCGTAATCCTGCAAGTTCTTCGCTTAGATTACAAATGTGTTGACCAATTGCATCGTAAGGATTGCCGCCGTGTTTAATATGTTCTGCTAATGCGCGAGCACCATTTAAATGCTTATATGGGTATTTAAAACGTTCACCTTGAATGTTTTCAATATAAATTCCTTCAATGTGCATTGTACGTCCAGCTGGATTGTTTACATCAACTGGTTGGCTATGTTTAATAATTAAACGTGCTTCGCCTAGATCTTGATAGCTTAATTTAATGCTACCGTATAATTTGTTTTCCATAACTGGTTGCTGAGCCATAACTGGTTCTTCCTTACGTTTTGCTTGAAATGTATAATCTCGTTTGTCTAAGTTGCTTTTACCGATATTCTGTATATCAAAGTTTAGTAAACGATCTTTAGCAAATTGTCTAAATGATCTAATAAATTTATAAGCACTATGTCTTGTAGTACTGTCTTGATCGTCAACAAGGTCTCCACTAACTTGTACAATAATACCGTCATCTGCGTCTAATGTAATAGTTATTGTGCCTAATGGCTCACCGTTTTCCTCGTATTCAAACTCAAAAAACCGTGCCTTGGGTATGTCTTGTTTCCTGCTTAGAACGGTGGCATTTTCATCCCCAATATTAATATCGGAGAATCTTGTCTGTATCTTGCCATACAATTCTAAAGCGATTTTATCTAAATTTGCGTTCATGTTATATTTATCACTAAATGCTTGAAACAAATATTGGCAAAGGCATTTCCCAATCTTCGTTTTCGGATACTTCTAAATTAAGCCTTTCAAATACAGCAGGATCCCAATCAGCTAAAACAACAATCATCCTAACAACTAATAGTAGCGCGGCTACTAAATCGTCATGCTGTCCTTCTTTGGCCTTAAATGTGACGCCCTGAGCTATAAATGTCTTTAGTTCACTAATCAACGTTTTGCTGTTGATCGTCATTTTGTTTTCTTCAATAAAATACTTTAAACGGCTACAAGCTGATATTTTTGCACCGTGTGTAGTGTTAAATCCTTTGCGGAATTTACGAACGTGTCCTTTACGCATTGGTTCGCTTAAGAACAATCCAGGAAATGTTTCTTCCCCCAAGTTAGCAATAACAACTAGTGCCGCTTCGCCTAATGTATTATTTTCTACACTCCAGTAGATGCTGTTTTGATAATCCTCGCCTATTTCAGTTTGAACGTATCTAATTACATCTCTAAATATTTTTACTTGATCTTGTACAATAGTTAAGTTGTGTTGCCATTCTGCACATTGTACCATACTTGGAAGTTCGAATACCTGAATACCTGCATAGTCTCCGCCTGTACCTAGGCTAGGATCTAGTCCAACTAGATAAGTGTTTCCCGGAGTTGGCTTTTTATACCAACGTATTTGACCCATACGGAATGCTGGTTCTTTTCCTAGCATGTCTGTTAGTCTTAATGAGCTGATTAATGTTTCGTCATAGATTAAGAATTCACAACCGTACTCACGACGGAAACGTTCTTCGCCAATACGGCCCATTTCATTCTTTTTCCACTCTTCGTCTCGATCAGGATGTTCGAACCATTCTGCTCTAAATCCGTGGAACCCGTTGCGTCCAATGTTATCGTCTTTAGTGTTGCCATACTCATCAAACAGATCCTGACTTTCTTTCCAGATATTAGCAAATGTATCTTCATCCGAGTTGGGCGTTGATGTAATAATCGCCTTACCACCAGTTGCTAGTGTAGGCGAAATAGAAGTCCAGAATTCTTCAGCAATGTTAGGTTGTACGAACGCAAACTCGTCGCAGTATAGTAGTGAAATAGACATACCACGACCTGTTGTACCTGTTGTTGTTTGACTTACAATACGTGATCCATTATCGAATTCGATAGACCCTTTGTTGTAGCTAACAACACCTGCACGTACCCAATCGGGACACAATTCATATCCGTAACGAATACGTTGCATAATTTCCTGAGCACCAGTGTACTTGTGTGCGGCAACTAGAACAGTTTGGTCTGGGTGGAACATCGCATACCATAGCAAGTAACCTGCGGCGCAGGTAGTCTTTCCACTCTGACGTGGCATCATGTTAATATTAAAACGATAATCGTGGTATGAATGAAGCAAACGTTCTTGATATTCGAAAGGTTCAAATTTTACTTTGCCCTTAGTAGGATGTTGAATATGAAAAAAGTTTTTAGCAAAGTGCATGTATCCTTCAACGGGGTCAGCACAGGCTAACAAGTGCTGGACTTGTTCTTCTGTAAACTTTTCTGTTTTATGCGCTTTTTTAATTAAGACGCCGTCTAATGATTTTGCCATAATATTATTTACATAAAAAAAGGGGCATTTCTGCCCCTTTTGATACGCTTTATCTGTTATGCACCAAAATTACTATTAGGTGCAAAGCTCATTGGATTTTGCATGTCTCCACCTAGTGGATCTGATTGACCTGTCCAATCAACTTTTCCTTGTGGTTGAGGCTTTCTTTCAGGTTTAGGAGCAACATTACCAGGTTGTTGCTTTGCTGAAGTAACTTTGTACTTGCCGCAGAATTTAAATCTTGCAATTCCTTTTTTACGAGCAATTTCAATTGCTTTTGCTTTTGATCCTGCTTTAATTTCTGGAAGGCCAGCGGCTTCAACGACTTGCGTATTAGCTATTTCACGGACGCGAACAAGCTCGTCCTCTAAAATATAACCATCCGATTCATATCCTTCCTCTGCACCGAAATTACTATTAGGTGCAAAGCTCATTGGATTTTGCATGTCTCCACCTAGTGGGTCTGATTGGCCTGTCCAGTCAACTTTTCCTTGTGGTGCAGTAACAGGTGCTGTTGGAACTGTTACAATCTGACACCAATCAAAATCTGGACATCCTGCTTTTTTCGCCATTGCATAGGCAGCATTAAAACTTTTCTGAGCCATGATTTGTGCTTTAACTTCGGGGCCGCATGGTTCTTCTGGTTTTGGAGCAACATTGTCTGGCGCTGGGTCTGGTGCAACGTCTGCTGGGGGATTTGCAACGTCTGCTGGTGGATTTGCAATGTCTGCTGGTGGATTTGGTACATCTGCTTGGGGAGCAGGAATAAATGGATTAGGAACATCTGGTCTGCGCTCAGGTGCCTTATCTGGTTCGCCGTATTTGACGTTCCAAATATCGCCAGTTCCGCTACGCACAACCGTACCATCGGCACTGGTTAATGCACTTAATATCTTTTTACCATTGCGTGGGTCAATATCACCAATACGTAACTTGGGATAATCGGCTTCGTATAAACTTTCTAATTTATTAACTAGGGATCTATATTGTTCTGCGGCAGTAGACATGATTAACGCTCCATTTCGGCGTTGAAGTCGTTCTTCATACGCTCTTTCTTTTCAGCTTGACGCTTTTCTTTAGCTAAACGTGCTACACGTTGACCGTCTGTTTCCTGACGTTTTGAAGAATAAGTACCCTCTGGTTCTTTTTCCTTTTTAGCTTTAGTTTCTTCGTACATAGCAGATAATTTTGCAACCAATGCTTCGTGCATTGGATTGCCTCCGCCGTTTACTTTTGGTGCTTCTTGTCCCTTGCTGGCTAAGTCGTTACCTGTTGGAGTTACTGCTGAAATATCTGCAATTTCTTCGCCTGGCTCAGTTGTTGCGTCGCCAAAACCGCCATCTTTGCCTGTTTCGTCGACAGCAATTTCTTTGTCGCCACCTTGCATCTTGCTCATCAATGCTAATAAGTCTTGCATTGACATATTAATTGTTACTTCCCCTTCGCCGCCTGTTAACATTTGGTCATTTGAAGCTCCAGGCATATCGCCACATTCTTCCATACCTTGAGGATTATCAGGATCTGACGGAGGTGCAACATCGCTTTCATCAATTTGTTTTATTTTTGCAAGTAAATCTGTAAAATTCATTTTATTTTTCCTCCAGCAGTTTTTGGATCAGGTTTAGAAATTTTCTTAGTACCTAATGTGCTAACGTTATTAGTCACTGTTTTTGATTTGTCTTGTTTCTCAGAAGGTTGTTTTTTAGCTAAGATTTTTTCATTAACACCTGTGTACTGTTCTAGAGTTTTTTTGTTTTTGCCTAACTCTTTTAACAAACTCATTGTGTGTTTGTCTCCAACCATGTCTTGGTTGTTAGCTTTTTCGTATTCCTTTTCTAGAATAGATTCACTAGATATTTCATCGTTTTCGTGATTTAATTCTTCTTCTGCTAATTCTTTTTCATTACGTACCTTAACACATCCAGCTGGAACACCAACGTGTTCAGCAATAAGTGCGGCAACCTCTGCACTAGTTGCAGGGTAGTTTGTGCTAATGTCAAAAATTGTAACTCCAATATTTTTTAATGTTGGAAAATCTACCTGTGTTTCTTGAATAGGTGTACTTTTTCCTGAACTACAATTTTCAACTTGAAATTTAGATAGGCCGCGCTTGATTAACATAGCACAGTCTTTAGGGCATTCACCTGCGATCTTAACTTTAAAATCGTAGGTTTGTTTGCTTTCGATTAGATATTCTTTAAATGATTTCATGGTATAATCCTGATACTATATTTATTTCATATTCTTCAGTTTTTCAATAAGGCTATTGCGATCTGCAATAATAACCCCGTCGCCGCTGAGATTTATACCGTTTTCATCGTTGCCCGAAGCATCCTGATCAAGTTTTTGCTTTTTCAATTGCAATTCGATCATCTTAAGTTTTTTATCAACTTTTGCGGCTTTTGCGTCAATGGCATTTTTAAGAGCACTCTGGGCAACTTCAAAGATTCTAGCACTATATCTAGCTTCTACATTCATACCTAGATCCATTAAGTCATCGTAGGCATCTGTGGCACGTTGTGCTAGCGCATCAAATTCTGCATCACTTGCGTCACCTAGACCTTTTACTGCCGGCAAGGCTGCTGAGATTTTGTCAAACTCTGACATGTCGCGAAGAAACGGCTGTGCAACTTCTTGCTTCATAGCTTTCTTTTCTTCTTCCTTGATAATTTTCTTACTCTCGGGAAGATTTAGCAATTCTTCTAGTTTTTTAGTCATACTCTTACTTATGCTTTACCATTGTAGTACATATCATTTTCGCTAACAATACGGAACTTAATGCCCTGTTGTTTACACCAAATATTAGCTGCCGCCCACTTTGCTTGGTTTTTAATAAACTGCGCTTGATTATACTTGTTCTTACCTACACGCTCTAAAATTGCTTGGCTTGCTGGTTTAATTTCTATTAGTTCAACATGCATTACATTTTTCTTATCAATGTATTGTATGAAAAAATCTGGTACATAAATTGTATTTCTACCGGTTAAGGGATCTCTATAAGGTATTTGGATAGCCTCACTGGCCCATTTCTGAACACTGATATTAGTGTCACAAAATCTCATGAAGTCAAATTCCCAACTGGATCTGTAAGTAGGCTGTTTAGTTCCTACATACTTTTCTGGGTGTTGCATTGTAAATTTTCCACGAGCAAATTTACTAGCCATATTACACTAAAATATTTCTCGACTCGTAAGTATCAACTAATGGAGCCACTCTATAACCTAACACACTAATGCTTTCACGATAAGCATTAAGTATTTCTGCAACAACTTGATTTAACTGAACTCTGTTTAATGTTTTTAATGTATCTAATAATGTAAAAACGTTAACGCCGTCTTCCTTGGCTTGATTTAGTAAGACTATTGCTGTGCTTTCTGCACTTTCTTGACTGAATCCTCTTTCTGTAAAAAAGCCAACTGTCGCGTCAATTTCTCCAACTGGAAAGCTAATCTTGTTGATAAAAAATTTATCAAAGAACTGTCTTACGTCAGTAGTGTTTGAGGTTTGTGGTAAATTTGTTATCATAGTTATTTGTTGTTTTGATAGCTGGCTACTGTTGAAATAATGTTACCGATAGTTCCTAGGCCAGCAGTTGTTTGATTAGTAAAGGTAGGACTTGTACTACTTAACGAACCTGCATTAGTACCAGGCTGTAAAGGACTTAATGATTGGTCATAGTGCTCAATTGAGAATCCTTCTGGATCGCCTTGGCTTATGTTTCCATTGCCGTAACTGACTGCTTCGTACTGCAATGTCATTGTGTTATCATGTACTGTATTTTGTGCATAATCTACTTTATTATGATTCCAACCAGTGATGATAGGATTATGCAGTTTATAAGACACATATTCGTGTCTGGCCATTTGATATACTGTGATGTAGTTAAAAAATGGTGTTCTGCTTCCGTTATCTAAACCAAATGGTCTTGAGTTATAATCATAACTCAACATGGCATTCCTCATCAGCGCATTGTTACTTTCAGCAGTTGTTGGGTCTGCATAGTAGTATTTGTAATAGTTTTGCCATAACTGATTAATAATTCCCATATTATCGTCATGGAAGGTAACATTTATGTCATTGTACGTATGTTTAGTTTGTACGTTCTTTTTTCTATTATATTGATTTAACGTTTCTGTGTTTATTGTAAACCTAGGTAAATCACAAGATTTAACTAACACATTTATTTCGTTTCTATGTCGCTGTACTAGATCAATATTTCTTAACGCGGCGATGTTGATACTAAATGCCACGTGGAATAAAAATTTATGTTTAGGTGCAAGTCTAAACTGGTCATCCGTAAACACCCTAGCCGCGTGTTGTTGATCACGAAGCACAGTTGTTGTGGTATTTGTAAGATATTGATTAGGTGTGAATGCCATAATAATATTTATCGAATATTAACTACGCAGTTAATGATGTGTCATAAAAAAGGCCTACTAAGTAGGCCAATTTTATTATCTTGCGCCTGAAGCTGTAGCGGCTGTACCAGTACTTCTTCCAAGCGGTGCTGCCGCGCCACCTGTAGTCTGGATACAGTTATCTGGCTGAATTGTTAAGTCAATTGTTAACAATTCTTGACCACCGTAACCTAGTGCGTTATAGTTAGCTTGAGTAATATAGCATCCATAACACTCCCATGTTTCTAAAACATTAGGTGCATGTGCTCCGTTACCACCGTCTAGCATTTCAATACGCATTAAGAACTTGTAATCGCCACCAGATGCCGCGCTTGACTGTTCAAAGAAGTCAAACTGTTTCTGCATCTGTTCGCCAACTAACTTACTTACTGCTCCAGTAACGTCATCACGTAACTTAACAGTAAATGTATTCCACTTAGGACGACCTGCGTAGTGGATTGTTGAGTTGTAAACAGGAATAGTTTGGTCGTCAAACTGTACGTTTGGACGGGCCGCTTCACTAACCTGTTTAGTTAGTTCAGTTGTCGGTGTGCTAATACCAAAATTCTCAAACATAATACGAAAGCGGAATTTTAGTTTCGGCATCAACATACCTTGTGCGCTAGCGGATTGGTCGCTAGCTAGAGGTACTGTAAATCTTGATAAACTTGCGATTGCCATTGTGTTCTCCTAATTATTGACCTAGTGCCGCAATTTCACCAGTGTTCTTTAGGCGTAGTGGAATATAGATAAATTCAACTGCCTTAACTGGTTCGATAGCAACGTCTAGGTATAGTTCGTTACGATCGATACGTGCAGGAGTGTTGTTTGTTGTGTCACAGACTACAATGTAGTCATATAGGGCACGTTGACCAACTAATTCTAATAGAATACTTTCTGCCGCACCTTTTAGTTCGTCTCTTGTAATCTTGTCGTTTGGTTCAAACACATATGGTTTAGCCAATTGAGCAAATCTTCTACGTAGTTCAACAACTAAACGTGCTACGTTAATACGATCTAATGCACTTGCGTTCTTAGCACGAGTGTACTGACCATAGTTTACAAGACCTGTGCCTGTAATAAATGTAATTGGGTTTACCTTAATGCTTGCTAGTGTGTCACGCTGTCCTGTGTTTAGGGCAACTGATTGGAATTCACCAGTAGTAGCATCAATGTAGCCAACTGCTGTTGCGTTAGTAATTGCACCACGACGTGTACCTGCTGGTGCAAACCACGGATAAGCAACTTGGTCGTTCATTGCAATAGTCTTTAAGATCATGTGGCTTGGTGGAACAACAATATTGTTACCTAAGTTGTCACTTGTATAACCCCATGGATAGAACACACCTAAGTATTCATCGCTAGTTACTAGACCGTCATCACCGTTTTCAACTGCGCCAGCAACATTGTTACCCCAGTTGCTTAATGCTGTTGCACTTGCTGATAAACGTGCTGGTGTGTCACCTACTACAAATGATGTTAATCCACGATCAACGTTTAATGAAACCATTTCGTTGATAAGTTCTGGATAGCCTGGGCAAGCAATTAAGTTGAATACGCGACTTTCTTCGTCACGGATTTGTTGGTTGCTATTTACAAGAGCTTGTAGAGCTTGTACAACTACTTTACGTTGTGACTTGCGGCCAAACGCACCTGTACCGTCTTCATTGTTTGAAGCCACGCTTACCCAACGATGTGGGTAGTAATCTTCCATTAACTCGCCGTCACCGCTACCAAAGCGTGAGTTGCGTGAGCCAGTAGTAGTGTCAACGTAGTTTTGTACAAACTTCTTAACGTTATTGCCAGAACGACGTAAGTTCCATAGCAACATACCTTTTGGATATAGTGCTGGATCTGGAGCATCTGGGTCTAAGTAATCTGAAGATAATAAATCAACAATGCTAGCTGGATCTACATCAGCACCTGCTGACGACCAACGTGCATCGTGGAATAAGATACCGTTTTCGCTAACCTGATCTGTTTTATCAACTGCGACCCACTTCTTAGTTGTGTAGTTGTAGCGATAAATCTTTGGATAGTTTTCAGTGTCGCTAGAGTCAATCCAAAGATCGCCATTAGCTAATTCTGTACCGTCAGATTGTGCTGTTGGTTTTGTAGCACTTACAATAGGACCTGCTGGGTCAGTAGTTGGACCACCTAACGCTGGAATGTCACCGTTTAAGTAACCTACCCATGTTGTACCATCGTGAATCATGATATCAACTTCACTGACTGTGCTGTTATACCATAAACGTCCGTCTGCAGGAATGCTTGATGGTGCAACTGAACTAGCAACTGCGCCTAAATTGTTAGCATTAAGATTATCTGTCCATAGTGTAGCAACAAAATCTTCATATGCATTTTGAGGTGCCGCTACAAAGTTTGCAGAATCTGCAAACAATAATTCAATCTTGCCATCTGTGTCAAAGAAACGAATGTCTCCGCCCTCAGTATGTGTTATTGAAATTCTATTTGTTGTTGAATTAAATGATGCTGTTACCGCAGTAATTCCTGCTGTTGACAATGCGCTAGCTAACCCTGTTACAAAGTATTCTGCGTTAGCGGCGTCAGTAGAGCTGCCATCTACGTTAAAAGTTACTGTAAGGCTGTTGCTAGTATATGTGCTACTACCTTTTTCTGATACAGAAATATTAAATGTAAATGTGTCAGCTTGTGTACCAAACACTGAAGTTCCTGTTAAGGCCGCAGAAGTGATTGTAGTTACACCGACTGAAGAACGCTTGTAAATTTTAAATGTTACGCTTGGGCAATTATCTGGGCTAGCAAAATCAAAATCGTCGTTTGCTTTGACATACATTGTGTCAAGTGCTAGGTTAATGCCGCCACCGTTAGCATCTAAACCAACAAATGCTTTGGCAGAGTCAGTATAGATAGGTGCTTTGATCGATTGCCATGCTGCCGCAGAACTGCTGTACTTTTTAACAATCCAATCAGCTCCTAAGTTAGGAGTTGTTGTTTTGATCCATACAGAGCCTGTTGGGCGTGGTGTTGCGTCTGAAGACTTAAATTCTGGAATAGAATAGTGTGGACTAATTTGTACAAAAGGAGCCGCGTATGCTTTAGTAGCAATACCTAAGTCAGCTGCCGATGTACCGCCAATTGTTATTGCAACGCCTGTTGAATATAACTCTAATCGTCCGTTAATAACTGCTGCCTTAACGCCTGCGGTGTCTAATCCAGTGCTATTGTTAATTTCAGTAGCTAGTGTTGTTAGACTTGTAACGCTTGTAAACGATTCACCGTTAACAACTAAAGTATGGTTAGTGTTTAGTGTAGCGTTAGCTGTTGCCTGTACTGTTGGCCAGCTAGCACGCCACTCTGGGCTACCAACTAGTACCCATGTACCTGCGGGTGTGTCAGTTGTAGGCTTTTTGTAATATAGTCTTACTAGTTTAGTAGTTGCTACAACCGCATAGTCGCCTACTTTACCAAATGATGATTTAGGTGCTTCGCTTGCACTATCGTTAACTAGCTTAGTTACATCAGTGATGATTGTTGGAGTCTTTACACCAAATGTTTGACCGCCTGCTGTGCTAGCACTGGCTGCGTTCCACTGGAATACACCATATAGTGTGCTGGCTGTGTCAAACCAAACTGTGCCGTTGTCTGCTTCGCCTACTGGTGCTGTTGTTGTAGCATTTAACTGTGCAAGGTCTAAATCTGCACGTACTACATAAGCACGGTTGCTTGAACCTAAATAACTATATGCAGTTTGTAAACCGTATTCATTCTGCTCACCAGCATGAATTGGATTATTGTTTGCATCAGTCTTAAATGTAGGGATACCAAATGTATCACCCAAATCTTTTTGACTTGTTAGTAAATAAACTTGGCCAGCATTGGCTTTTAGTGTGCCTTTTGCTGTACCTGTTGCCGAGCTGTTTGCTTTATTTTCAGCACTAGCAACAATAATTAATGGTGTTGTACCTGGGGCTGCTGGTGTGTAAAAACTTTCGTCAATTACTGTAACCGCTACGCCTGGTGAATTAAGTTGAGCCATTTGTTGATCTCCATGAATACTATTCCTAATTGTATTTAGTGGATTTTGGCTTTTTGTACCTCTTTAATACCTAGAAAAGGGCAGTAAAAAGGGCGGTTATAAATACTGCTATGCGTCCTTTATGTAAAACCTGTAGTGAACGACCTTGTGCTGTAAACTATTACAAACAAGGAAAAATTTTCTACAGGTCTAAATGTGATACTTGCTCAAGAGGGGCAACACCAAAGCAACCTAGATGGGCCCAACAAGGTTACACAAAGAAAGGACAGTGTGATAAATGTGGATATAAGAGTAAGCACACAGAGCAATTTAATGTGTTCCATGTTGACGGTAATTTAAACAACTGCCGTCCTAGTAACCTTAAGACTGTATGTGCAAACTGTCAGCGTGTCCTTCATAAAGAAGGGGTTCGTTGGCGTCAAGGTGATTTAACACCAGATCTCTAACTTTAGCAAATAATTCGTCAATGCTACCGTCATTTTCTAGAACAGCATCAAACTCTGTTCCTACCCATGCTGTTTCACTTGCGTGGATTCCTAGTTTTTTAAGTTTATCTACGCTTAGTGCCCAGTTGTAGTTAGCAACATCGCCCTTGTTAGCACTTAGGGCCGCATCGTACCATTCAGGCAACTCTCCTCGTTTAACCCAAATAATAATTCCGCCTGCATCGCGAATTGATTTAATTTCGTTAGGAAAACGACAGTCACTGATAACAACGTCGTCTTTACTAGTGCGAAGTTTATTTTCTAATGAAGCAATCCATATATCGTCGTGAAACCCTCTACGGCAAACTTCTGTGCCCCATAATTGAAGCATTAAGCGGGGAGTAACTTCTGTTCCTAAACGCTGTGACCACCACTCGTCACGTTGCTCTCGCCATTCTCTGCTTTGTTTAGTTCTACCTTCTAACATTGTGCGGTCCCAACCAAACACGTGAGACACGGCATCTTTTAAGCTGTTGGCAAAACTTTCTCTTCTAAAACCGTGGAAATTTACGAGGTAATCAGCAATAGTATCTTTGCCTGATCCAATAAAACCGCACACACCAATAATCATAGAGCCCCCTTAGATAGCTCTAATATATAACAGTTTTATTACAAGGTCAAGAAATTTCTTAGCCAATAACAAAAGTCAGTGGCGTACCGCCTGGGACCATGTCATTGATTTCTTTTTCAAGTTTTTCAATTTCTTCTTTTGACTCTGCTAGTAATGCTGTACCGTTTAATTGTATTGGGCTTTGAGGTCCTGCAATCGAACCAAACTTGCTACGGGCTTGTCCTAGCATTTGTTTGCATACTGCCAAGGTGTAATCATACAGCCATTGTTTAGCGTAGATATCTTGGAGCAGTACAAAATCGGGTCGATAGTTGTGTGTACGTAATAGTACCTGTTCACCTTGTGCAAATGGACGTTGTAAGATAGTTAAAATATGACTTGTTGGCTTCCACTTAAACTCAATGTAGCTACCAAACATGCGTCCTACTAATTTCTGGTAGCCTGCAAACATTTCATAAGTTGCTAGGCCGCCCATCATACTTCCGCTTAGTAAGTAGGTGTTTGTGTACGCCAAGTTGAACGGCTCGAACAATGTTCCGCCTGCACCCAAACCACTACGTGAACCAATTGCACGTCTAAAAATGCTCTGCACTTCCACTACTTCATCGGGCAAACGATATTCGTTAACATCTTGAATAAGCTCAAGGAACATGTAGCTTTCTTCTACAGAATTACTACTACGTTGCCTAAACTTAGTTATTGCACGATTTAACGCCGTTTCGTAGTGCTTAGGATCTAGCTCTACTTCGACCATGCCGTCGCCTAGCATGTCACGCACATAGTCAAATACTTTGTTTCTTTCAATAAGTGAAGTAGAATCCGCCATTTTTAGTTCTCCTAGTATATTTATCAGGCGATAAATATTCATATGCCACGATTATCCTTATACAAGCCCGAACGAGGGCAAGATTACAAGTTTATAGACCGCCAGATTTCTGAAATGTTTCAGGTTGGCGGTACAGATGTATATTTGCACAAATATATAGGTACAGAATCTACAGATGACAACGGCAACGTTGTTGCTAAAGATCATACACAAATACAAGATTTGTTGTTTTTAGAAAATCGTGATAGAAAGTATGATCAAGAAGTTTATAGGATTCGTGGGCTTTACAACGTACAAAACATTGATTTTAATTTAAGTCAATTTGGCCTTTTCATTGATAACGACACGTTGTACATGACTGTGCATATAAATGACTTTATTAAGTATGTAGGTCGCAAACCAATGAGCGGTGATGTATTAGAGTTACCGCACTTAAAAGATCAATTTGCACTTAATGACTTTGATATTGGTCTTCCTAGATATTATGTTATTGAAGATGTGGGCCGTGCCAGCGAAGGATTTAGTGCTACTTGGTATCCACATTTATATAGGCTAAGAGTTAAAAGAATAACTGATAGCCAACAATTTGCAGACATTTTGCAACAGCCGGCAGTTGATGCTGACGGTAACCCAATGACTGATGGAACTACATTAGCAGATTTACTAAGTACCCACAGTACAGAAATTGCAATTAATAACGCTATTATCTCTGAAGCAGAAACAGACGCAGCCAAGAGCGGCTATGAAACTAGACAGTTTTACACACTAGCTGTTGGCGCCGACGGAAAGACCTTACTTCAAACCGCAGACGAAACCGCGCTTGATGCAAGTAATGAATCATACTTAACTAGCCAAACAATTAACAAACCTATTAGATCAGGGTACTCAGGATACTTGTTAGGCGATGGTTGGGCACCTAACGGTCTTAATTCTGGTGCTCAGTTTGGACACGGAATACAATTTCCTGACAATGCAGGACAAGATGACTACTTTTTACGAACAGATTTTTTACCTAACAGATTATTTAGATTTGATGGTGTGAGATGGGTTAAAGTTGAAGATGCCGTTCGTATGAATATGACCAACAATAATGACCGCCAGACTCTAAAAACTAGTTTTATTAATAACGATAGTAAATTTATCTATGACCAAGCTGTTGGTTTTGATTATATATCAATTACAAATCCGCAAACATCTATACTTACAAATATAGACTATGTAACTTCGTTATATGTTGTTTTTAAATTAGATACTACCGAAGTTGCTTATACTGTTGCTGACAATACAAATATGATTACTGACAGCGGTGGCAAAGTTTTAATTACACTACCCGAGTCGTTGCCATATGATGGTTTATGGAAATTAAGTCTGTGCAACGGTAAACAAGCACAAAAACAAAGCCTAAGTAAGGCACTAAGACCTAAGGCAGATCTATAATGCAATTTTTTTACGACGGACAAATTAGACGTTACTTACTACAAACTATTAGAGTTCTTAGCAACTTTGTTGTCAAATATGGTGACGGCACATTAGTGCAAGTCCCTGTTGTCTACGGTGACATGGACAGACAAAGTGCATCTATTCTTAGGCAAAATAGCGAAAACAAAGTAAATGCCGCGCCAAGAATTGCTGTTTATATTTCCGCTTTAGATTTAGATAAAGATAGATTAAGTGACAGCACATTTGTTGGTAAATTGCATATTAGAGAACGAGACATTGACAATAGCAATCCTTCACAGCCTACATATACAGCCGGTCAAGGAAGAAACTATACAGTTGAAAGACTGATGCCTACTCCGTTTAAGTTGACTATGAAATGTGATATATGGTCAACTAGCACCGAACAAAAGTTACAAATTTTAGAACAGATACTAGTATTATTCAATCCAAGTTTAGAACTACAAACAACTGACAACTACATTGACTGGACTAGTCTAAGTACATTAACCCTCACTGGCACTAATTGGTCTAGTAGAACTGTGCCTGTAGGTAATGACAGTCCTATTGACATAGCTACATTAACTTTTGAAACTCCAATTTGGATTAGTCCTCCAGTTAAAATCAAACACCTTGGTGTTATTACTAACATCATTACTAGCTTGTATTCAAATGCAGACACTTATGTAGACACATATATCGACGGACTTGGCCAGCCAACAGGCGGAACAACAACTACTATGTCTGGTTTATTAGCAAGGCAATCGATTACTGGTAGCCCGTACCCTATTGCTGTATACGGACAAAATGTAACTCTATTAAAAAAATCATGGAGCGAAATATCTAACGGATTTGATGTGCCTGATTATACAGGATTAGTTGAAGATTGGTCAGGTGTGTTAGAATCTGCTCCAGGTAAGTTTATTGACGGTTCAAGTCAAATATATCTAACACAACCAGATGGTGTAGAGATTGTCGGTACTATCAGTATTAATCCCCTAGACGGCACAATATTAACTGCAAATTGGGATATAGATACCTTAAAGTCTGATACGCTAATAGATTCTAATGGCTTATTAATGACAGATCAAGGATTTGATCAAAATTCAGCAAGAGGAAAATTTGACAGAATCATTGACCCGTTACAGCAAGCGCCAGGCGCTAATTTGCCAAATCCGTCAATAGGTGATAGATTTTTAATAATTGAAGACATCGGATCTGAGGACAATACTGTTCCTGCAACTGCTTGGGGTAATTTAATTGCCTATGCTAACGACATAATTGAGTGGGATGGAACTCAATGGAACGTTATCTTTAACAGCAATCAAGAATCAGACACCATTGTGTGGCAAACTAATATATATACAGGAGTACAATTCAAGTGGGTTGGAAATGCTTGGGTTAAATCTTTTGAAGGTGAGTATTTGCCAGGACAATGGAGAATAGAACTATAACAGATCAGATAGTATGTAGTGGGGCACTATTTTGTGCTAAATCTACACGAAGATTTTTATTGTTACAAAAGGCACACGGCAAACATGCCACAACCTGGGGTGTAGTCGGTGGTACAAACTTACAAGATGAAAATCCGTGGCAGGGTTTACAGCGAGAAATACAAGAAGAAATTGGATCTTCGCCAACTGTACTTAAAACTATTCCGCTAGAAACATTTGTTAGCAGTGACAAAGTTTTTAACTTTCACACATATTTTTGTGTTGTAGAGGAAGAATTTATTCCAATTTTAAGCAACGAACATAGCGGATGGGGTTGGTTTAGCCTTGGCAGTTTACCAAAACCATTGCACGGTGGTCTTTCATTAAGTTTGAGAAATCGTGTCATCCAAGCTAAAATACAAACTATTATTGACATAATAAATTACATTTAGGAGAATGTATGAACGAAAACACTCAAGAAATATTTCCAGACTGGGGAGATTTAGACGATGGTAAAGAATCAGTTTGGGGTGCAGACTGGGTTATTGACTTAGATCAAGATAAATCTACAGTTGTTGTT